CCGTCTAAACCTACTCTTATATTAGCGAAGTCTATGTGGTGGTATTGGTTTCCTACCTTAGTTTTTATCACTTCGATAGCGTATCCATTAAATAGCTCATAGTCTAGCGTTAGACTCTTCATTAAGCTAGTCCAATCTTGGTCTATATTAGCAGAAGATAGCCATTTTTTTACGTCTAAATCCTCAGAATAAAGCCCATTCCCTACGATATAGCCTACTTTACCGTTTATAATAGCGTTATGAGTACTAGAGTCGTTATATAAGTCTATAAGCTCAAAAGGGTACATATTATCTGCACCGAAATAAACTAGGTTTTTGTTCTTTTTTTCTAAAAAGACTGGCACTTCTGCCGATGCAAATTCTGTGATTATAGGGAACTTATTCATAAATTATCGTTGTCTGTTCATCAGTGTACGAATATACGCTTTCTGCTGGTTGTTTCAATCTTAATATACCTCTGTGTATTTCTACTCCGTCAGTACCGCCCTCAGTAGTGGCGTTCATTATTTTATACGGATAGTCTCCGTAATTAGGTAGCTCTATTGTAGCATCGCTAAGGTCTTGTACTCCTTCTGCAATCTCAAACCACACATACCTATTATTTAGCCCCTCTGGAGCTGCTAGAGTTACGTTTACTTCGTACTCTGAGCTTTGGATAGTCATAGTGTAGTAGGCGTTTACCGACTCGTTAGAGACGTTGCAATAAATATAATTTAAACTATTTTTTTCTATGATATCCATTTTTTTGCTTAAAAAAAGCCCACCACCGCTAAGTAGTGGGCTTGTGTTTGTATTAGTCTAGGCTTCAGGTATTGCTACCGTCACTATAGGCATTGGCTCAAATTCCTGAGCTTGGAAAGAAAGGCTATAACCATTTCTATCTCCTAGAGCAGTACCAGTGCCGTTCTCCCCAGCAGTTAGTCTTACTCCGTTTTCTTTACCCATTAGCCAGTAAGTGCCGTTGTTATCTTTTATGATAATCGACATCTTCGCTCTAGCTATCATTTTAACCTCGTTACGCTTAGCCTTATCCATTTTGTTAAGGACATAAGTCGCAGTTTGGTCAAAAAAGCTACTTCCGTTTTGGTCATTTACCGTAGGGTTGTCGCTCATTGTAGAAGCTGCTCCCTGAGCATTGGTACATTCGTACTTATAGTACGATAGTCCAGTCCCAGTTAATCCAGTTACTTCTCCACTTCCATCGGTTGCTACTGCAAAGTCGTTCGGCATATTAGCTATCCAGAACTCTGCTACACCTCCGATAGAATCGTTACATCCTACTTCAAATCCTCTTGTTAAATCACACGCCATATCTATTTATTTTTAATTAGTTATGGTTAGGATTAAGTTGCTAAAGTAAACTCTACTATCTCGTTAGGGTATGCTACTTGTAAACCTCTCTTAAATTTAACTCGGTAGTATACCTTGTCGTCTTTCTTCTCGTACCACATATCGAACTCTTCCTCATCGTTTTGAAGGTCAAAACCTAAGAAGAAATTCTCTTGTGTTCCTAAGAACATTCTATTAGTGCCGTCTAGTCCTACAACACCTACTAGAGTTACGTTCTTGCCAGGGATAGATACAGTGTAGTTAGCCCAGTCAGTTGCGTTTACGTGGTATAGGTTCTTAGCGTTCAAAGTATCTACATACTTGTCGAAAGTATCTTGTCCTACGAATAGTACTTGATTAGGTGCAGACTTAACCTTAGCTGGTCTAGCGTTGCATATATCAGTAATAAGAGTGTCTACGTTACCAGAAGCTCCTGAGCTAATAGCAGTAGCAGAAGTAGTGTTACCATCTACGGCAGTAGTAGCAGCATCTATTATTTTAATAAGCCCATCATAACGGTTAATATAAACGTTACCAGAAGCAGTGTCTCCTTGCCAGTCAGCTACTTCGTTATGCTCCATTATTGTCTTTATAATAGACTCGGCTACCTCAGCTTCAAAAGCCATATCCTCAGTTTCTCCGTTACCTGCTCTTAGCAAGATTTGAGTATACTTAGGGATAAGGTCTTTCATACAGAAACCTGAGAAGTAAGTCACCTGACCTACAGTTAAATCTCTGTCAGTAAATACAACATCTCCTGAAGCAGCTGGACTACATCCGCTACCGTCTTGTGGAAATGCAGTTACCGATAATAGGTGTAGTGCATCTGTTTTCTTTACTCCTGATTGGAGTGTAAAATAATCGCTTGACGTCTTCTCGAAATATAATCTTGAGATTAGGTCTGTGCTTTGTTCGTTAACGTAATTCGTTAAACTTGAAACTTCGAAACTCATTTTTGTATTTAATTTATTTGTTTGCTCTTATAATTGCACCCATCTGAGCCGCTCTTTCTGCTCTGCTTAGTGCTTTAAATTCTTGTGGCTTTTTAGCAGTACTTGCTTCAGATTTTACTATCTCCTCTAGCTCTGTACCTACCTTGTTTAGTGTAGCCGAAAACTCACTTTTTAAATCTTCCTTTTCAGACTTAATAGCAGCTAGCTCAGCTTTTAGGCTATCATTTTCTGACTTTACAGACTCAAGACTAGCAGTAAACGCTTCAGCATACTTTGCTACCGCTTTCTCGATAAGCTCATTTACCGCCTCAGTAGTAAACTCATTGTCTACCATCTCTTCCTCTTCTGTCTCTCCCATAGCTTCTATATTTACTACAAGACCGCCAGCAGTTTCTACGATAGTTCCGTCAGCTAGTTCGTGAATACCATCTGGAGCAGCTACTTCGCCTTCTGGCATAACAACTACTACGGCAGTACCTTCTACTAACTCACCTTCCCATTTTACAATAGTCCCATCTACTAGAGTAGCTTCGCCATATTTCTCTTCGGCTATTACTTCCTCATCTGCAAATACAGACTTTAAAGTGCTTATCACACTTTCGATTTTTAATTTATTCATTTGTTTAAATTTATACGGTTCTAAATCGAATACACCCTCTACGCTAAACCCTTTTAGGAGTCCGTCTTCCTTTACCTTTGCCCACGCCTCGTCATTTTCTACCTTAGCGGCTATAAACCACGTTCCGTCAGCTACGTTTTCAAAGCCAGCAGGGGGATGAATACCTAGCTCCTTATCAGTTATGAAAGATTGATAGATATAAACCCCGTCAAGTACGCTTAAAGCGTTGTGCTGCTCGTTAAATTCAGTGTGCTTATTTTCTTTAAATAGCTTCTGAACTAATGCCTTAATAGTCTCTTTTTTGAAAATAGCGTAATACTCGCCTCGCTCATCTCTGCGATAAATAGGCAAATCAGGTATCATAGCTGCACCCATTACGATACGCTTATCCTCGTCTATGACCTCGAATTTATGAGGAGCAAAGGCTTGGTAGTTTAATCCTATTGCTGGCTTATCTACTAAAGCTATCGCTTGCAGTCCTTCTACTTCGTCAGTGAGTGTAAATTCTATAAATGGTAAGTCCATCTATACATATATACAAAAACGAGCAAAAAGGGGCAATTAACTATAAGATAGTCTACTCGACTACGATAGCCTTATTGTATATCCCGCTTATATCAGTAGTAGCCTTGCGTATATCTGTCTCGGTTACTATTACTTTTGTAGTAGGTGCATCTGGCTGGACTATATTAGGAGTAAACCCTCTAGGCTGAGTTCCAACTTCGCCACCTCCTAGACTTGGATTGGTAGACCCCTGAGGAGAACTTGTATTACCTCCGTTAAATTGAGTACTAGCTATCGTAGCTATTTGAGCCGCTCCGCTTGCTGCAATTATTCCCGACTTCACAAAAGCAACTCCACTCGCTACGTCTACGGGGTTAGCGTAAGCGTTAGTAATACCCGTAGCAGTAGATATAATAGCTTGACCTATACCTAAAGCTTTGTTTACTTGGAAAGCCTTTTTTTGACTTGCTTCATCTCCAGCTGCTAAGGCTTTAGTGAGGTTGCTTATAGATGTTAATGCACTTTGAGCTAGTTCGACCTTTTGCTCTTGTAGCATCTTATCTTTTGCGGCTGCTTCCTTTTGCCTTGCTTCTATCTCATCTAGTACCGCTTTCTCTGCTTCTATGTTTGCTTGTCTACTCTGCTCCTTAAATTCATCTAGTGCTTTAATAGCGTCCGCTTCTGCCTGCGTCCCTTTGTTAGTTAATTCTATTGCGGTCTCAAGCCTTAACATTTCCTCTTGCTGCCTACGCTCTTCTAGGTCTCTAAGGGCTTCTAAGGATTTTAGCTTGTCCTCTATCTGTTCTGCGTTAAACCTTTCTCTATCGTAAGCTAAGTCTGACTCGCTTTGTGATAGTTGGTTATTTATTGCTATCTGCTCTCTGTCTAAAGACGCTGCATTTGCTTTCTGCTCAGACCTAAGACCTTCGACTTGTGCAAGTACTCCAGCCTTATTCGCAAGTGCTTCGACTAGTGCTATCTCTGTTTCTGTATTCCTATTTTTGTCTACTTGTGCTTGTGCAGCGGCTATCTGTAAATCTGCTTGAGCGAGCATAGCCTTTTCTTGGTCTTCAAGTACCTTTCCTAGCTCATCATTAGCTGCTATTCTATCGTCTATGCTATTACGCTCTTCGTCTCTTATTTGTCTCTGCTTCTCCGCTTGCCTATCGTACTGCTCAATTAATAATCCTTGTTGAGCTGCGGCTAATTCTGCGGAGTTCTTTAGCTCTACGTTTGCTTTCCCTTGCTCTATCGCAGCCTTGATACTTATCTTACTAATGCCCTCAATACTACCCTCTACTACTTGACCTATCTCGCTCGCTGCTTTGCCTAAGTTAGATACTATTTGGCTGCCAGCTTCTACTGCATTTACCGCAGTCTCTTTTATGTTGTTAGCCGTAGTGTCTATTGACTCGTTAAGCTCTTTTATCTTCGCTTCGTCTCCTCCTCCAAAGAATGATTTTTCCCAAGCGAGTTGAGCTACTTGTAACGCTAGTTGTATTTCATAGAAAGCTAATTTTAGAGGAGTAATAGCAAGCGTAAGTAGTCCGCTCATTACATTCTTTAACCCCTCAAAGCCTTCTGACGCTTTAGATACTCTGTCTACTACGCTAGTAACTACGTCTACTACTTTAGCAAAGACAATAGAGATAGCTTCTGTCGCAGTATTAACCGCATCCATTACCCGCTGGTTTTGGCTTAAAGCGTCAAATAAGAATTTTAATCCAGCTACTATTGCACCTATTCCAAGAGCTTTAAATGCAGTACCTACTGCCTTAACACCTTTAGCAAATATTCCGCTACCTTGTGCGGCTTTCTTTTGAGCGTCTGCCGTATCATTAAAGTTATCTTTAGTTTTACCCAGCTCTTTATTTACCGTAGATATATGACCCTCTAGCTCTTCTACTGCTGCTGCTGCTTCCTTAAACTCTTCGCTACCTTCGTCGCCTATCTCAGACATTTGCTCTTTAAGCTCTGCCAGCTCACTATTTAACTGCTCTAGGGTTACGTCTCCTAAATTTACTTTTACGAGCAGCTCTAAGGCTAATTTTTTTACATCCATTTTATATTTTTATTATTCGATATACTAATTGTATTGTTAGTGTTGTTTCTGGGGGAAAGCTCATATTTGAATTACTTATTAATTTTAAACCGCTCCCAAAGTGTATGTCATTATCTGCGTGAGCGTCTAATTGTAGATTTGCTACGTTATAAGGTATGTTAAAAAACGAGCTAGGTATACTAGCAAGTGTATGAGCCAAAATATCATCAGTAATTATATCTACCTTATGCGTACCCCCATCGGATTCACTGCCGTTAAGTCTTATATAACCTCTTGTAATCTCGTAGAATTCGTTAGTGTCTAGTTCAGGCAATATACTGAATCCAGCAGCAAGACCTTCGAGTACTGAGTTAGGTAGCTCTAAGTTCAAAACATCTTCTACAAATAGCCCGTTTGCGTACACTCCAGCGAATACGTCTTTATCTCCAGTGTTTAAGAATACCGTAGGATTAATAACGTCTACACCGCCCTCAAATGCTGGCAGTATGTCTCCGTTATCAAATACACCTATGCCTCCCTCTGCTTCCTTTACCGTGCCGCTAAATAGTGTCTGCGGGTCTGACTTTAAGAATAGGCACTTAGTAGTATCTCCGCCCATAGCATCGTAGTCCTCTATTTTTAGCAGTCTCCAGTAGCTGCCGTCTATGTAGTATCGCTTTCTAAAGGTAAAGTTTTGGTAGTCTATCGGTCTAAGGGCTACATAGCATTCTAATAGCTTACTATTTTTGTCCGTTATTTCGTTTATGTTATTACTCCAGAAGACATTATAGCAGTTACTATTAGGGTATTCTATTGAATTTGCACCCGTATAGCTGAAATCGTAGTATAATTGCTTAGGAACTCCCCAATTTAAGTCGAAAGTAGGTGCGTAAGGGTTGTCTAAATGCCCTGCATAAGGGTAGGCAGTGTAGCTTGCTTTAGAAAAAGTAGGGTATCGTGTTACTAAGTTCCATTTTACGACAGTATCTAGCAGCCCCCCTACATACAATAGTCTAGGTTTTCCCGCAGTTTGAGTAGGATTATTATCGCTATCTACGAATTTAACCGCAGTAATTACTCTATCGTTTACTAATGACTGACTTTGCAGCACACTTGGAGCAAATACAGAAGTAATAGTCTTGTCTGCGGTAGTAAAGTCGTTATCTATGTCAAATGTGTAAGTACCGTAGCTTTCGTCAAACGTATCCTGATATAGGTTATTTAAAGTATCCTTGTCCTCTGTATCGGTGAATATGTACTCTCTCGCAGTTAAAGCTCCTAAAGGCTTTACGATATACTCCTTTGACCTATCTACCATAGTAGTAGCGTCTATGCTCTCACTAGTAAAATAATCGTCTCTAGGCTCTATTATGACCTCGTTATTATCTCCGTATTCGAGGTATAGATTAAAGCGTTTAATTATAGAACTAAGCAAGTCGCTTTGTCTCATTTTTGGCAGTGCTTTAGATAAATCTAAAGTTTCGCCTTGTCTTAAATTTAGAGACAATAAAGTAGAGGAAGATTTACTCCCTATATTGTTATCAAAAGTCCAAAAACTTGTAGAGGTTCTATAAATAGTAGTACCGTATGTAATATCTATTGAACCAATGGATATCATATACTGCTCACCTACGGCAGTCTCTATCTCACCAAAAGCAAAGTTCCCGTTAATATCTACGATTGACTGAGTACCTATGCCAGTAGTCCACTGAGCAAAAAACTCGGTAGTAAAATCTAAAGACCTTGTATCTAGTCTAGTGAATACAACTCCATTTTTTTTTATTAGCCATATATTTACATTAAACTTAGCTTCAGGATAGTTTGTAAATATGCTATCTATTTGTGCAGTTTCTAAAGCACTTATTTGAGTGTAGTTTAAATCAAAGTTTAGCGAGCCTTGGAACTTATAAGACTCTACATTGTTAGGAGTAAAGTACCCCGTGTTTACATCATACTCGTTATCAATAGTATTGTAAAATGGAGCTGAGTCTGAGTCAAATATTAGCTTTGAAGAGTCTGCATAAGAAGCAGATGCACTTATAAACTGACAAGGTATCCCGTTTTGGGGTATAAGCCTCCTAACATTATACTGTCTTTCTTTTATTGCATCATTCCCTCTCTTTAGCTGGTTATCCAAAGACATTATCGCTAAAGACCTAAATAGCGTAGTGTCAAAGAAATTAGAGGATAGATTAAACCCAGCGTTTTGGAACATTTTTGTTATTATTTCTCGCACAAAAACAACGGGCTGGAAGTCTATTACTTTCCAGTTTTCGTAGTCTGTACGTCCTCCCTTATCTATCATAGGGTAAAAGTAGGGAATAGGAGTAAATATAGAGTCTATATAGGCAATCGTGCAAGCGTCATTCTCTACCGTACCTCCGTCAGCTTCTACTCTAGCCTTATACGTGTCAAATAGAGCCGTACTACTGTAACTACTCCAGCTTGCTTCGATAGACGCAGCGTTGTAAGTGTGGTTAAACTCCGAGAAGTCTAGGTCGGCTATGTACTTATCCTTTATAAGCTCGTAGATATTACCTACCGCTCCAGTAGCTTGTATCTTATAAACTACCTTCCCGTCTACGTCTACTACGTCTACTAGCCTACAATAGCCATCCATCACTAGAACCCCGTCTTGCACTATCTGGTAGCTCGTCTTTTTGTTAGGGTCAAAGGTTAGAAATGATACATTGACATCGAAAGCGTGTTCGAAGATTTGATTTGTTACCCTATTTTCAGGTATTGTAATAGTCTTACTAAAGTCGCTAGTCCTCCTTTGCGGGTTCTCTACATCATAGCTCTCTTTAGTTAAAGGTATAGCCCCCTCATTGTGCGGTACAATATTACCCGCTATTATATGCTCTATTACCATTGTCTCTTGTCTGAGTTATCTACCGTCATTTGCAAGGCTAGGCTAAACACCTTCCCATCCTCTGACTTTTTACGCTCGTAGGTCTGAGCTTCTATGTTTACGCTAACAAAACCGTTTTCAGTTCTCCAGTAAACTTCGGTAGACGTTGCGAGGTCTTTTAAGCCATCCATTTCGAAGTCTGTCAGCAATCTACTATTAATACTGTAAACATCGCTTAGAGACGTGTCAAATGGTCTCGTACGTTGTGCTGAGGTAGAATAGTTTAACGATGTACCGCTTACCCTATCCGCTGAGTACTTTGCAAGGGTCTTACTTATGTTAGTCTCCTCTCTGCTCTTACCGTCAAACACAAAGCTATCGAAACCACCTTTTGAGTTTAGGTAGTGTAGCTCGTATTCGGTGTAGTTAGTATCGCAGTCGTCTAGCTCGTATAGATAAACCTTAGACGCTAAGTCTAGCGTGAACTCATCGTAGACCACTATACCGTAGTACTTGCAGTTTGTAAAGTTAGCTGCTACTGCCCAGCTATGGTCGGGCAGCTCTTGTCTACCTATATCTAACGAGTAGTAGTTCTGAGCGGTTAGCCCTATGTCTAGCTTAGATACTTGTATCGTTGCAAAATTTGCATCTAATGTAATTAGCCATACTTGGAAATTACTAGCTGAGTCTCTTTGTAGCCATTGCATTTGCATCTTCTGGTCTGGCTTTACCTTCATAAATCTATCATTAGAGCTAAACCCAAAGAACACATCCTTAGTATTATCGAAGCTACTGAGCAACCTCGTACCAATTCCGCTATAGAAGCTGCTCGTTGCTAGTTGGTAGTTTTGATATTTGTTAGTTGCAAACTCTATATAAGTAGGTGAAGCGTTATATACTGGTATAGTGCTAGACGTTACCGTAGAGCCTTGTAAGGCATTATCGTAGTACTCCTGAAATACTACCCTAAAATAGTTTAGAGGTGTCGTTATAAGGTCTACCGTATCGCCATTCAATAGCGAGTACTGAGACTCTACAAAAGACTTTACTATGTCTTGGATACTTAGTACCGACTGAGTGCTAGACGGTCTTGTGCTTATCTGCTGAGTACTTACTAATGTGTTAGCTCCAGCGGGATTTAAATATATCTTACACACTATCCTAAATCCACTCTCTGCCGTATTGGTAGAGCTAAGTAAATACTCTATCGGAGCAAACGCTGGTCGTATGTATGTAGTACTCGGTTGGTCTTGTATTGTAATTGCCATCTATATATATATACAAAAATAGCCTTATAAATTTA